TGCAGCATCAGCAGCATCGCTATGTGTTTGTGCGAGATGCTCGTGTTTGCGTGCATCTTTACTTTCCTTGTTATCTGAATTGTGCCAAGAATCCCAATGATGCTTCTCCATATTCGAGTTATAACGGTATGCAGCGTGATGTGTTTCTGGAGAGATATATTCTGTGTATCTAGTCTCTTTCAATTTATTGAGTTCTTCAACTACATTATTTATTAATTTCATTTTATTTTCTTTATTTTTCAGTTTTAACTTCTGGAACTTCTACAACTGCAGTTTCAACAGGAACTTCTACAGTTGTATTAAATTGATTAGAAGATTTATTAGCATCATTTAATGCTTTAACAACTGAGTTAATTAAGTCTGACATATTATTCAGCTTCCTGTACTTCAGGAGTTTTGAACATATTCTGTGCTACTTCTTGGCGCATAGACTCAAGACGACCAGAAATCTTTTCTGCGATAGCAGCATTAAAAGAATTTTCAGTTTCAGCTGCATTACCATCAGCAATTGCGTCGATCAAATTTCTTACTTCACTCATTTCTCATTCTCCTTAGTTTGCGACATATCTTCTTGTTCATCTGGAATAGCATTCTGCGTAACATAATTTTGTTGAGCAGTTTGCGTAACACCAGCAACAGTTCCATCTAATTCAGCATGACTTATTTTATCTTTATTATCTTGCTTCATCTCAGCATCCATAACTTCGATATCATCATCAGTCTGCTGTAATACATTTTTACGAATCCACTTGGAAGAATAATATCTACCAATATACGGTTCCATCTGTTGCAGAATAGCCATACGGTTCTGTAACAATTCAGAATCTTTTAATTCATTAAAATGATTGTCTTCTTGATAATCAAAATAAATATCTTGTTCAATACTATCCCAGTCGTCAGCAGCAATAATACCCTTTGCGATTAACTGTACTCGTAATGTTTGTGAAAACAATACTGAAAACTTTTTACGCAGTCTAGAAATAAACTTACTAAACTTAATCTCATCACGAGTAATCTCTTGTGAACGACCAAGACTAAACCCTTGTGACTGAAGCATACGTGACATTGGCACATTTAATGCTTGATATAACTTTTTCTGGAAATACTCAATATCTTGAATATCTCCTAAATTCTGTCCACCTGGAAGAGTAGTAATTTCAGTACCCTTACCACCTTCACGGCGAGGCATCCAAAAATCTTCCATCATAGAAAGATGTTTACGATCATCTCTTGTTTCGCCAGTAGTTGCATCATAGACTACTTTATTACGAAACTTATTCATCATATCATTAACGTACTGCTCAGCTTTTAACTTTGGTAAATTACCAACGTCGACGTAGAACACTCTACGTTCTGGAGCACGACTAATACGATAAATAACTACCGCATCTTCAATCATCTTTAACTGGTTTACTGGCTTAATTGCTTTATGCAGACAAGACAATGTCATACCTGTATTAGCATCCTGTAATCCTGAAGGGCAAAAAACAATCGAATCAATCGACAGTTTTACACCTTGCGTAGACTGCTCAGTAATACCTTTATCGTTGTATAAAAAATATTCATCAACTTTTTTTACAACTTCAACCCCATCTGGAGTACGATCTTTAGTTACGTTTTTAATGCGACGGATCTTACGAGGATCAACGTAGCGTAACTCAACAATACCCTGTTTGATGTTTTTCTCATCAATCAGAATATGATAATAAATTCGTCCATCAATATACCATGAACGAAAAATATCATGACCTTTAACGTCAAATTTAAAGAGTCGATAAACTTCATCAAATTCATTGCGAATTTTTTTCTTGATAGATTCAGAAATATTCAAATCATCAAGATTAATCTTAACTGTTTGTTCATGCTCTTCCGAGATAATCGCTTCATTTATAATGTCTTCAATTGCAGCATCACAATCAGCATACTGAGACGCTTCACGGTATCTACGAATAAGGTCGTTTTCATTCTTAACGACACCCTCGATGTCCATAACCATACCATAGTATGCGCTCGCAGAAGCAACGACTGTTGAACCATCATCGGATGGGGGAGTAACAACACTCCCGACATCCAATTTCTGATTCTTTTTCTTAATCTCGAAGCCAAAAATACTAGCCATTATAAAACCTTCATAATTAAATTGTATTCAATCTATATAGATTAAATATTGATCGGGAAAGTTCCAATCGGTGTATCAACAGAAACATTAACTCCAAACGCATTACCTTCAGTAGAGTTAGAAGTAAAGTAGTTGTATTGGAATTCTACATCAAAAGTTTCAATTTGGTTTTGTTGTTCAAAATCTAAGCCAATTGCGCCAACCATCAATGGATAAGCATCAACAAATTTGTATACTTTGATATCTGCGCCATTACGGTCTAACTGATGAACAGTCAAATCAACTTGGTAGTCACGTGGATTTACACGACCAGTAGTTGCAGAATAGTTCTGAATACCAGCTTGCCATTGCTCAAACGCATTACGAATATTGAAAGTCGTATCGTTATAAATTGTAATTGTCCAAGGCTGGAATGTGCGCTCACCAGCAAAGTTTACTGGGCGACCACGATAAAGAACATTAATATTCTCTAAAGTAGAAGCAGGTAACTGTGCTGTTTTGCATAGAAACTGAGCCTGTTGACCAGCAACAATTCCACCTGTTACATAAGATGGGAATGAGAGTTGAACACGGAATTGATTCGGACGTGAGCCGCCTCCCAATAGTGCGGTTTTAAAATCGTTAATTTGTGCCATTTTAAAAATTTCCTCTAGTTTAAAATCCAAGTCTTAATTCCTGGACCATAATAAATTGCATATTTATTATTCAACATATTATGTATTTCTGTTAAATTACTATCATAATTATTTAGCTTACTCGCCAACCTACTTTTTTGAAAATTTCTTCTGTTTAATAACTTATTGCAGTCTTTTGTATACCACATATCAAACAGCGTCTCATTTTTCAGAGTAAACCCAAGTTTCTTATATACTCCACCATTGGAATATGAATTCGAACTATATGAAACTATAGAACCTGGATTATATTTTCTAAAAGCACTAAGCAATTTAGAAGATCCACCTATAATTGCATGATCTCCAAAAACCAATCTTGTCAATTCCCAGTCAGCAGTTTTTGAACTATTAAATCCAATCGCACCAACTAAACAATCTTTATAAAATAATCCATATTTAATGGAACATTTTGTGTAACCTTGAAAGTGATATTGTTCGCAAAATTCTTTAAACGAATCAACTTCAATTTTTTTAACTACGCAATCTCTTGCATAGATCTTATTTAACAAATTAAGTTTAGCTTTTATTAAAAGCTCGAAAGATTTATAATTATCTCCAGTTAATTGTATTAACTGAATTCCTCTTTCTTCGCACATATCAAACTTTAATCTATGTTTCTTTTTATCCTTTGTTTCTGGATAATAGTCTATAGAATGAAAATAAAGTCCATTATATTCAATAGCTAAATTTAATTCTGGGATATAAAAATCTAATTCTCTATCCCCTAGAACACTCCAATCTTTTTTAGAGTATTGGATATTATATTTTTGCAATATACATTCAATTATAGTTTCTTCTTTGCTATCTTTTGCTGGTCTTATTGGAATACCAAATTTCCTAAGTCTACCAGAAACTGTTGTTTTATCAACACCAAGCAAATAAGCTAAACCATTAATACTACATTCTTTTTCAGAATAATTTTCAATCATCCATTCTCTAGATTCTAACTTTTCTAGAACATCTAAAGGAATATGATTTTGTTTATTATTATTCCTATTGTATTTTTTTTGTATCGTTTTTAATGATTTTTCTTTAACTTGTTCATTTTGCAAAGAACAAGAAACACCATATTTCTCTAAAAACGTACTTTTAATCTTATCTTTAACAATGTTTGTTTTAGAAACACTATCAAAACCATATTTTTCTAAACATGTTTCTTTTCTTTTACTACTAATAACAGCAATATCTTCTTTGGTGAGAGCAGATTTAGTTTCAGACTGCGCCTTACCATTATTTTTGTTCGCACAATCGCTAGAACAAAACCTACCATAACCTTTCATTAAACTGCGAAATCCTGCTTTTTCTCCGCATCTTTCGCATTTAACGATATCTTTAATCTCGTTTTTATAATTATAAACATATTCGCTTATTGGACAGTCGTATCCAGCTAAGTGAGAATTTTGTTTTACAAAAAACTCTTTATACATTACTGCAGTAGATGGTTTATATTTACCATCCACGGTAAAAATTTTATCTAACATATTCTTCCTTTGAATATATCCCAAAAACTAAAATATTAGGAAAGGACGTAGGATGCGTCTTTTCGGTAGCGAACCTATTCCTAATACACTTCTATTTAGCGTCGATTACTGAGCGCCACCAATTTCACTAAATGACACGCTAGAACGAGCAGCGATGAAATTAAGGGTGATGTAATTTACAGACCTATTTGGTTTTACGAATATATCAGCAACAAATTGGTTGGAATCAATAACTTCACCAGTGTTATTAGTAGCATCACACTTAACAACGAAGTCAGTAATACCACGACGACCTTGTACATCACGGAGGAATGGAGTTACTAAGTTAATAAATTGAGCTTGAGTAAATGAATCGTTGAATTCAAACAATTGGAATTTAGCTGCAGTTGCAATTGCTTTTTCGAGAACGATAAACAAACGACGTACGTTAATACGATCGAAAGCAGATGGTTTAGCCAAGAGAGTCTTGTCACCAAACAACACAGTACCTTGACCTGGGAATGTAACTACTGGATTAACACCAGACTTGTACAGGTTATCGCGATCTGTTTGATTTGGATTTGTAGCCAATTTAACTACGTTCTTGATTTGACCACGATTCAAACCACCTGGAGAGAACCAAGGATCTTGTTGGTAATCAGTGCGAGCGCAAAGACCAGCAACGTCACCATTCAATGGAACCCAACGGTATTTGTCGTTGTAACGATCATATTGATATTTAAAACCAGAATCCATAGCAGCATAAGAAGTGCTTGGCAATGCATTGCGATAAGCAATAATTTTATCGATAGAAGCTGAATCAGAACCGATGATAATGTCACCAGAGTTTACATCTTCAGGAGATACGAAAGCTACGCAGTCGCGACGAGATTCAGCTAAACCGATTACAAATTCAGCAACAGCAGTAGATGCTTTACCAACTGGGAGTAAACGAACATCATATTGGCTGTCATCAGAGAATATGTTCCATGCATTCATTAACTGACCATCAGTTGCAGTTAAATCGTCAACACCACCAGAGAGTTGAACTTCATATGCAGTTGAGATTGTTGTAAATGTAGTTCCAAGAGCAGCAGAACCCCAGTTAGAACCAGTTGGGTGATCCATCCACCATACGAATCTAGAACGGCTATTCAATACATCGCGATAGTAGTTATTTGTGCCATCAGATTTCTTAGAATCAGATGCTTTACCCAAGTAAGCAAAACGCTCGAGGATAAGTCCTGGAGTTCCAGTCCATGCGCCAGTAACGTCAACGATAACAACGTGAAGTTCATCGGTTGCTTCTGGAGCTGAATCAAATTCAGTTGCATAATCCCAAGCTGCATAAGATGCAGAGTCAGCCATGGAAACACCAATAGCATTACCTAGAGCACCTGGATATTTCGCTGCAAATAGACCAACATTACCAGCGCCATTTACGTACTCGGCGAGATAGTCGTTTGTGTTGTTAATTTTGATACCTACGCCAGAAGCAGGAATGGCAACAGCGTTTTTGTGGTTTACCGTATCTGCACGAACGAGCAACAAATTGCTTGTGTAAGATAGGAAGTTTGCAGCGGTAAAGAAAGAGGTAGCGTTAGCGTCTGAAGGTTTACCAAAGCGCTGAACCATTACATTTTCAGAAGAAATTGTTACTGGCTCGAGAACTGGTCCCCATGGGAAAGTTCCAACAAAACCACCTGTAGAGGTAGCTACCGCTGGAACGATAGAGGTAAAATCTTTTTCAATGACGGCAACACCTGGTGAAAGTGCGAAAGATGCCATATAATTCTCCTTAAACTGGACTATAATAATTTTGTTGCGTAAAACGAACCCAGTATCATAACTAAATTCGCAAAAATCTTTAAAAATCTATTACTAAATTACTTTTGTTTATATATTTAGTATTTCTGAATTTTCAGAAATTCAGGGGTGCTTTTTCCTCATGATTTCCATCATCATATACACCGAAGGGAGTAAGCTCATCTTCGATTGCCTGCATCTGTTTACGGTACATAATATCCCGTAGATTAACATTATTTAGGTCTTTAAAATAAGGGTTTGTAGTAAGCCAGCTAAACAAAACTAGACTCATTACCAGATCATCATGGTATCCTTCATCAGCCGAATAACTACCTTTAGTTTCAATAAAAGTCGAAATTTCAGAGATTGTATCAGCATCCTCAATAATCAGCTTATTTTCCTCTACCAGCGATTTAAAGTTATGACACCCAATTCGCTTAACTCGCTTATCGGTATTTACACCAAGCTGAGTTTTACCACCACCAAATCCACCAGAAACAACCTGTGAATTTGTAGATCTATTAACGAACAGAATATTCTCATATTCTAGCTCTTGATACAAAATATGTGGAACCTGCTCCGAAGAGTTTACTTCCACTAACACATAAGCATTGTTATAACGTCTACCTGTTTCATAAATTACATTTGGATACAACAATGGACTTATCGTGTTATTTCTATATTTACCAATCATTCTATACGGAACTTCAGTAATATCAACAATCGTAAATGCAGAATAGTCGCCACCAACACCCTTTGCCGTATCTGCAACAATTACATAGGTATGACC